CTTGCGCACAAGATGGCCGACAAGCTCGCCCAGACCCGCAGGGATGGAACCATCCCCTTTATCCTGCCGGATGGCAAAACGCAGGTAACGGTGGAATATGAGGGGGATGGGAAGCCCCGGCGTATCGACACCATCGTCATCTCCACCCAGCACACGGACGGAAGCCTCCCTATGCTGATGCACCCGCTGGTGGAAAATGTCATCACGCCTGTTTTACAGGAAGCCCGTCAGCACCTCCCGTGGCTCGACATCGACACCTACGACCTGTACATCAATCCTACCGGGCGTTTTGTGCAGGGTGGCCCTGCGGCAGACACCGGCTTGACCGGGCGGAAGATCATCGTGGACACCTATGGCGGTTATGCTCCCCACGGCGGCGGGGCATTCTCTGGAAAAGACCCCACAAAGGTTGACCGCAGTGCAGCATACATGGCCCGGCATATTGCAAAGAACGTCGTAGCATCGGGTCTGTGCGACAAGTGTCAGGTTCAGTTGGCCTATGCAATCGGCATGGCGCTCCCGGTATCCCTGCGCATCGACACGTTTGGAGCCAATGTGGATGAGGAAAAGCTCTGCAATGCAGTAGATTGCTGCTTTGAACTGACCCCGCTGGGAATCATTGATGCCCTGAACCTGCGCCTGCCCATCTATGAACAGACATCCGCCTACGGCCACTTCGGAAACGTGGTGGGCGGAAATTTCACATGGGAGAGCACCCACAAAGCGGGACTCCTGCGCAGAACGTATAACACGCTGTAAGAAACAGGGCAAGCCTCTTTCCCCGTGTGCGGGGAAGGGGGCGAAGCCCATGATGAGAGGTTTAGACATGGCACAGGAAGACAAGAACGTCACAATTCCCCCGGAAATGATGCAAGAGATCGTACGGGTGGCATCGGAAACAGCCATTGAAAAGTTCCATCACGAAGCGGAGCGGAACCGAAAGGCCGTCAAGGATAAGCGCCTGCATAACACCAAGCTGCTGCTTCAGAACTACCACTGCTTTGTAGAACATAGCAAGAGTGCCGTGTATGAAGCCAGCCAGCTCTCCGAGGATGATGACTTCGAGGAGTTGATGGAGGAGCTGATGAGTCAGAGCGACGGCAGGGTGAGGGTCCCGGTGGTGAGGAGCATTCAGGAGAGTGCTGCCCACACCCGCATCATCGTGCAGCACATCGACCGTATGCTGGAATACTACAAGTTCCGCTGTGAGCATTCCAAGCGTGCGGAGGAAATGCGTCGGTATCGGACGATTTACGACCTCTACATTGCTCCTGAGCCCAAGACTCAGCAGCAGATCGCCGATGAAGAACACGTCGATTTGTCAACCGTGTTCCGCGACCAGAAGGCGGGCATTTCCAAGCTGAGCGCCCTGATTTTTGGATGGTTGGACTAAAATTTTGGCTAAGTTGCAAAAAAGTTGCTATTGCAGTGCCATTACCACTGTGGTAAGATACGAAGCGTGAACCGATGTGTCACCCCGGAAAAACCGCGAGTGGCACATCCGGCCTCGTATCAAGCTGCGAAGCCAAAATATTTCGCTCCGAATGCAAAACCGATTGACTCCGGTGGGTAAAGGGTTAGAATGAAGATAAGCCCAAAATCTTACCGAAAAGGTCAGGAGGTACGACAGATGGAACGAAAATCCGATAAAGTTAGACGTCTGGTTGCAGACGGCGACTTCAAAGGGGCTTTGCGGATTGCAAAGGACTTCAGGCTCGGCATCACGAAGGAGCAGTCCTCCACGATGACAAGAGCGTATGAGTGCATGGTCCACGGCAGATTCTACAAGCAGCTCGGCTATGATCTCGATGAGAAGATAGCTGAGGGTGTGAAGATTCTGGTGGGCTTGTACGGAAGGAGCGAGGCACATGATTTACACCAGCCGGTACAGTAACCCGGAACTCAAGACCGGGAACTACACAGTCGTTGGGATAACGCGGGGAGCGCCTAAGTTCCCCCTTCGGTATACGCTTGCAGGCAACATCATGGAGATCGCGCCGCCGGGTTATCTGTTCAACGAATACAACCGGGAGCGGTTCACGCCGCCCTACTTCCAGCACATGGACAGAGTAGGGACGGCGCGGATTGCTCAGATTCTCCAGCATTATGAGGACATGGGCAAGCCCGTGGTGCTTTGTTGCTACGAAGATGTCCGAAAGCCCGGAGAGTGGTGTCATAGACTGGTGTTCGCAGAATGGTGGCTCCAGAGAACAGGAGAAATGATCGAGGAGCTGCCTGACCCGTCACCAAACAAGTGGGCGAAACATCCTGAACCGCAGAAAGCGGTTGAGCCTGATACAGTCCAGATGAAAATGTGGTAATACCCGCCGATAGCTCAGAAAGTAGAGCACCTGACTCTTAATCAGGGGGTCGCACGGTTCAATCCCTGCTCGGCGGACCAACCATAGGGAGTCATGTTGGAAACAGCATGGCTCCCATTTTTTATGCCTACGAACAATGGCTTTCCAGACGTTCACGTCTTCGGAAACAACCCACCCTCTGGAAAGCAACTGCTCCAGTCGAAACCAGAGGGGCAATTTTGAAAGAAAGGTCGGTGATATGAATGGCAAAGTTCCAGAACCCCGGAGCGTTCTTCCTCGGAACTCTGGTTGCTCAGGAGCAGAAGTTCCTGAAGCCGCTGATTGAAAATGCCCGCAAGCAGGGGTACACCCGGTTCGTTGAGCCGTGCGCCGGCGCTTTCGCCATGTCGCACATCGCGGCGCAGTGTGGGTACAAGCCCAGCGAGATCGAGGCCAGCGACGTTTCGATGTTCACCTCCATCATGGGATATGCCATCACGGGCGAGTCCCTTGAGGAGCTGGAAATCAGAGCGGACGGCTTCACGAATGAGGAGCTGCTTGACCCTGCGGTTGCGCTCTATGCGCAGTTGTACCTGCGGACTGTGAAGAACGCCGGGAAGGAATACTTCTACGGCATCATGCGCGATCTGGAATACCGCAAGGAGGAGCATCTGGCGGAAATCCGCGCACAGCTCGACAGGGCCAAGCAGTCCTTGCATGGGATGAGCTACCGCCCACTGGATATGTGGAAGCACCTTGAAACGTGCTATGATGACCCCCACTGTCTTGTGGTCGCAAACCCGCCCACCTATGCCGCTGGCTTCGAGAAGTGGTATGACACCGGCGGGCGCATGACGTGGAAAGAACCTGAGTACGGCATCTTTGACCCGAAGACCGGGCTGACTGAGCTGTACGACAAGATGAACGATGCCAAGTGCCTTCTGATGTGCTACGAGGAGAACGCCCCGGGCCTCACTGCCGGGCATCCTGTCTTTGCCCGGTATGGTGTGCGTGACGGCATCAACGTGTACCTGACTACCAACCGCCCGGATGAGGCGACCATGCTTGCTGAGGGTAAAATGATTACCCGCCCGAACGAGGGCAAGCTGGAGCCGCTGGATTGCAGCATCCTGCCGCGTGATTATGAAATCACCCGCAAGAGCAAGATTCAGATTACTCAGATCGAGCGCACCGCCGCCCAGTATTACAGAAAGCTCTGGACGCACAACTTTGTCGGTTCGTCTGCGCCTATCAACATGGCCGTCCTCATCGACGGCAAACTGGCTGGCGTGTTCGGGCTGGACAAGTCGGCGCTCACGATGGGAGCCTTCGGCACGCAGGTTTCCGATGCCGTGTTCCTCATGTACGGCATGACCGTTCCCCATAAGACCTACCGGCTGGGGCGGCTGCTGACCATGCTTGCACAGAACAGGCCGCTGATTATGAATATCTGCACGGATTTGGAGAAGGAAAAGGCCAAGTCCCTCAAGACGGTGCAGATGACCAAGTACCCGGAGGCCAAGGAAATGCGGGGGCTGATGGAGTTGACCAAGAAAGTCCCGGATAAGAAGATGGGCTACCGGCTCACATACGAGTCGCCCTTGTACGATAGAAACGCCAAACAGGCATTGAATGAATGGTTAGGGAGGGAAGAACGATGGCAGAAACAGCGCGAGAAAGCCAAGTCAGCAGCGCAGCCGTAAAGTATGAAACGGTCGCCGACATGGGTTCCGGTCTGGTCATTGCCAAAGTAAAGCTGACCGACTTCCGCGAGCAGGACATCAACGCTCGCATTATGAAGACCGAGATGCAGAAGCAGCTTACCGACAACATCAAAAAGCGGGGCCAGCTTGAAAGCCTCCCGTTCTGCGCACTCATCGACGGCAAAATCGAGATTATCTCCGGCCATCACCGCATCCGCTCTGCAAAGGACAGCGGTGTGCTGACGGAGCTTTTTGTCATTCTGGACACCACCGGCCTGCGGCGCTCTCAGGTGGCCGCAAAGCAGTTGGCGCACAACGCCATCAGCGGCTTTGATGACCAGTCCACCCTGAAGGAAATCGCCAAGATGATCGACGATGTGGACGATATGCTGGAAAGCTACATTGGCAAGGACATCATCGGTGAGCCTATGGCCGAGCTTGAGAAGCTGCTGTCCCCGAAGGTGGAGTTCGACTGGAAGAACGTCACGTTCACCTTCCTGCCGCACCAGCTCCGCGATTTGGACCAGCTTGTGAAGGTTCTGGGTTCCCTCAGCCCCGATATGCTTGGCGTTGCAGATATTGACCAGCACGAGGA